ACCTAGACATATGTATAAATGATTGGTATTCAGTAGGTAAATAATTATTTCCTAGTAATGATGCCATCTAATTATCCTCTCCATACTTTTGTTCTAATATTAATTCTGCATAATGAATTACTTTTCTAATATCTTCTGCTCCATTTTTCTTTTCATGTCGAGAAATGTATTTTACTATATTACCTTCACAAAAGTCAAGTTTATTTTTTGTTATATATTCAATAGGCATAATTTTAAAATCTTTATAATGATCTCCTCCAACTTGTTCATCTAAAGGATTATCATATTCATAAGCATATGTACCTTTTAAAGATTTTTGTTTATCTTCATTAATTTTTCTTTTCATAAAATCTCTATATCTTTCATTTGGTAAGACATAATCAGTCATAATTAACTCCTTAATATTTATTTTTATCTAATATTTTATTTATTCTTTTTCTAACATAATCTATTTTCTTTGATTTTAAAACTTTAAAAGCAAAATCTCTTACGTAACCTGGATCTACATTTGCATTATCACAAACATATTCAAAGTTAGTACATGTAACACCTACTGTTGCAAAAAACCATGCATGAGCACGATCTCTAGCAATAATACTTGTATTACTTTCATTTTTTATTTTAGGTTTAGTTGCATCCAGTAAAGCCTGTAGAATTACAGCTAAGAAAAGTAATCGTTCACTAGATGTTTCGCCTGATTGTGGCAATAATTCTGTCAATAATGGTAATTCGTTTTCTTTCATTAATCCAATCGCTAGGGATACCTTCTCTTATAGAACAATATTTAAAATTATATTTCTCACACCAACTTCCATTTGTCATCTTTCCATTTTTATATAATTTAGCTTTTGGATTAGTAAAAATAAATCTTATATCAAGCCAAGGTTTTTGTTCTTTTATAAATAAATGTTTTTTTCTATCTTCAATTTTAAATCTTCCTTTTACTTCTAAAATAATTCCATTATCAAGAAGAAAGAAATCAGGAATATATTTTTTATCTTCTCTCCATTCATATTCTATCTTTCCTCCTTCATAAGAATAAGGAATATTTTTTTCTTCTAATATATTATAAATATCTTCTTCAGCTTTAGATCGAAACATTATTTACTTCTGGAACTTCAGGAATTCTTTGCACTTGCGTAAGAAATCTAACACCTTTTGCATACCTAAAAGCACGTAATCCATTCCCTTGATTACTATCAGACCAACATTTAATTTTATGCGAACAATAAACGCAACCAATAGGAAGTTTAAAGTTACCACTTGCACCATCAGGAATAGCAGAATAACATTTATCTGGAGGAGTATCTTTTTTAATAATTTTTTTAAGATATTTAACTCGGTCTTCCGCATTAATCATTTCCATTCCATGAACTTTTAATAAAGTTAAGTATCCATTTTGTTTATCTATAACAAAGAATCCAGCTTCTTCATCTCCTTGTGAGTCAGCATAAGCAGACAATTGTCCTATATAACCAAAGGGATCATTTTCTGATAGAGTTCCATTTTCAAATTTTTTAAATGAAGAAGTAGA